CCTTGTAAGAATGTGGACTAGTGAAACACCTCCTGAGGTGCTAGCTAAGAAATTTTGTAGCAACGGGAAGTTTAAGTCTGTACCCAGTCGTCGTCATCCTGGGGAAGACTACTTCATCGACGGGGAAATTCGTTTCCCACCAGAACCCACCCTCAAAAAAGACGGTACCTATCGAACTGTCTTTGGTTATGCCGCGTCCTTCAAAGGACGTATCTACTCGAACTCTGACTCCAATATTAGATTGGGAATGCGTCGCCTTTTAGATTGTCGAAAAGGTGAACCCATACTGGACTCAGTGTTAAGTCGCCGGCAAGTAGAATTCTTCAAACGCTTCGATATTAGTCGATTAACGGAGCTTTATGCACCATATCTCAGTGAATACGAAGGTATTTACGAAGAAGCCCGTGTACACCACGCCGACCCTCACCAGAAGAAAGCCTTAAGAATCCAAGCATGGAAGGAACTTCAGGAGTCGGGGGAAGTGTTCAAGAAACTGTGGTTACGCAAGACGTGGTACAAAATGAAGAAGGGAGAATTAGCCAAGACACTCAAATATGCCAGGATGATTGGTGATCTCGGAGTTGCAGCTTCACTACAAGGATTTATCATCACTTCTCTATTGAAAGAGGCACAGTACAAGGAGCCTTTAAGAATTAATGGAGGAGAGATACATTTTTGTAAAACGCCGTATCGTGAAGCTCTGAAATTCCACTTTGATCGTCTCATTGATCCTCCCGGTCGGTTCCACTTCGTGTACTTCTCGGATGACGCCGCTCTATCCATCCGAATCGGCGAAAAAGTTTTTAGATTCAACGTTGATATCTCCAGTTGCGATGCTTCTCATGGACCAAGCATCTTCAAAGCTTTTAGTCGTTTAGGTACAGGTCGCGCTCGCGAGGCATTGGAAACCCTCGTAGACCAGTGTCGGACCCCGATTGAGATAAGGTCTTTAGGTATATCAAAAAGAAAACAAAAAATTAGAAAGATAGATAACTCACCCACACTTTATAGCGGTGCTACTATTACTACCGCAATTAACAACGTCGCCATCTTGTGCATAGCTTACTGTATTTCCTACGTCGATTTCTCCGGAGACGAGGAAGTAGAGGAACTTGTATACCTCATCAAAAACGCCGCATCGGCTTGCGGTTATCTCGTCAGCGTTGACATCTGCGAGATTCCTGAGGATATACAGTTCTTGAAGAACTCACCTGCACTTGATGAAAACGGAGTTTATGAACCAGTATTAAACCTTGGAGTGTTGTTGCGCACTAGCGGATCCTGCAGAGGCGACTTGCCCGGTCGCGGTGATCTGAGGAACCGAGCTATGCGCTTTCAACACCAGCTTCTCCAAGGAATGTATCCATACATCGACACGGATCTGGTCAATAATATGAAAGCTATGGTGGAAGGAGCCAAGAATTTAGGGCAGAGGGCAGAAAGGAATATTCCCAGCAGAGTGACGTCTATCACTGAATACAAGGTTGTTGACAAGAGGAAAGTGGTGAAACGCTTTTCTAATGAAGACATCTTTAGGAGGTATAGGCTGACAGAAACCGAGATTATCGACATCGTCGAGAACTTCGGGAAACTTGATTACAAGCAGCATTACAATTCCAGTGCAATTCGGAAAATTCTCCTAAAAGACTACGAGATGGAGACTGCCGTGCACCCTGTCCTAAAAACTGAATTTCTTCCATGATGGGCGAACCATCAGAGTATCGTACTACTCCCTCCCGAGGACGCGCTTCCTCGGGTCCCGCT